TGAGTAGATTAACTACTCTAAGTGCGCCAACCACCTATCTTTGAGTCGTATTTTACTACGACACGATGGATAGGACACCATGGCACGCATACCATCAGAATGCTGCGAAGCTAGCAAGCCCTCATAATCATCGGGGGCACTCTTTTCTGTCTTTATGGACAAAACCGAGGCTAGTGTTTCTGTGTATTGAAATCGACGATTCCAACGCACAGTAGCAGATCTGAACGACAGCACGTCACTCGGGGGCCAATGATATTGGCTCCCCTCTCGAAAAGTGATTAATCTTTTCGGGAGTCTATAAAGAAGAGTGTCGTGCACATAACGCATAATACAATTTTTGGTATTATGCATATGGGTGTCATGCAATGCACGCGCTACGACTTGTAAGTTCGGTATATCTTTTATACTGAGCTTGAATAGGTTCCCACGAAAGTAGGAAACCGAAACATCGTAGTGCGTATTGCCATTTACTCCAAATAGTAATATGTCCGTACCGCAAGTTTCTCGAAAGAAACCATTGGAACAACACTTACTATCATTAGGGACTAGGCCGGCCTTGACAAGACCAGACATAACAGTTTTATAGTTACGTCTGTCTATAATAAGGTCGTCACCATAGACGCTAAAGTGGGTATTGCGTCTCTCACTGAAATGAAGAACAAGTGCATAATGCACCAGTGATTCAATCGGAAAGCAGAGCGCGCTACCCATAGGGGCAAATGATCGAATCGGAATGGTCGATTGACCGTCCGACATGAACCTCGATCGTAATGAGAAAAGGAGTTTACGCCAATCATCCGGAAGAATATTCCAGACGAGACGGCGTGAAATCATATCAGATGCGTCAGACAAATCAATTGTCGAGCACGCATATGATGCTTTAAGCATTACGTCGGTATGTTCGTCTTGAGAGACGAACTTAATGCAATTAGCGGAATTTGAATTAAGTCGAGACATTAGCAAGCTAACTATCGACTGTTGCAAATACTGCATGGTGCACGGTTCACAAGAGATAACGCGATTTTTCCTAAGGTCTTTTGGGACCTCGACATACCTAGTAATAGGATGAGGAAGGAACGTTAGTTCTTTTCGATTATGCAGAATATGGCGTTCATTGAAAATCAGTAGGGAGATACCACCAGCGCGATCAAGTTGAGGATAGTAATTATCTAACCTCCACTTGTCGAGCCCGCGGTATCCTTCAGCTCCTGCTCCCGGGCCGTGTCGGCCAGGGAGATCAAGAACGGTGGATGGACAAGGTCCAAGTACGCGTGTACAGATAGCCCTAAGGCTATCCAAGTCGAATTTAGTAAGAGCATGTGTCTTTTGCGCGGAAATCCGCGCAAAGGCACTATCTTTTACTTCCTCCGACGGCGTAATGGATTTACTCTTCCAAAAGAGCCGGTAAGCTTGCCTAAGGTCTTTAACAAGGCCAGGGCTTGCGTCGGGGTCAACGACCAATCCGCAAAGATTGATCGTGTAGCCCGGACCGCTCCAATGAATGAGGTCCAATTCATATGACGAAATAAGGGATATAATTTCCTTAAGATTGTCTCCATATAAACATCCTCTGTAAATAGCTCTAAGTGAACTATATACAGGCTTG